ATCTCCGACGAGAGCTTGAAGGGCTTAGTCAGTTACTTCGCAACAGGTATCCTTACGTTGCAGACCGAGAGTTTACTCCGAAAAGAGTTAACCGAACCACAGGCTATGTAGCAGGTGCTCCACTTACAAAGCTGAAGGAGTTCAGCCCCACCAGTCGTGATCACATCGCCTGGGTGATGGAGAACCTGCACGGTTGGAAACCTGATAAGACAACAAAGGCTGGCAAGACTGCCATCGATGAGACTGTGCTCAAAGACATTGGGACTGAGGAAGCCCTTCAGTTCTTTCGGTGTCTTGAGCTAACCAAGCAGCTCGGTATGTTGTCGGAAGGTAAGAATGCGTGGCTAAAGCTGGTTAAAGATAACCGCATCCATCACAACTGTTCAGTGAGTACCAACACACATCGTTGTGCTCACCGTAACCCCAACCTTGCACAGGTACCCAGTGATCTTGAATTTAGAAAACTATTTCGTGCAAGCCCTGGCTATGTCATGGTTGGCGCTGATCTCGCAGGCATTGAACTACGAATGCTCGCACACTACCTTGCCAGATATGATGGAGGCCGCTACGGAGATGTACTTCTCAACGGTGACATACATCAAGAGAATGCCGACAAGATCGGCATATCAAGGCGTTTAGTAAAGACCGTAACCTATGCCTTTCTATATGGGGCAGGCGACCAAAAGATCGGCTTATCGTATGACCCCCTCCTTTCCCCGAACAAGGCGAAAGAAAAGGGTGCAGAGATTCGTGCAGCTTATGTTGCTGCCATTGACGGTTTGGGTGACCTACTTGCCGCAGTTCGTGCAGCAGGTGACCGAGGGTTTATCAAGTCGATAGATGGTCGCAAGATCGCTGTTGATAGCCCACACAAAGCACTCAACTACCTTCTCCAATCTGGTGCTGGTGTAGTTGCGAAGCGCTGGATGGTCATCGCAGATCGGGAGAACATCTACTCCCACACTCATCAACTCGCCTTTGTGCATGATGAGCTTCAATACGAAACAGTACCAGACAACGCTAACGATCTCAAGTTCTTACTTGAGCTAGCAGCTGTTGAGGCTGGCGAATATTACAACCTCCGTATTCCCATCGCTGCTGAAGGGAAGATCGGATCCACCTGGGCTGATGTTCACTGATCCAAACCGTAAAGGTGACCTTGCTGAGCAGTGGGTAGCACTACTTGCTGCTTGGAAGGGAGCCGAGGTACATAGAAACACAAACTGCACAGGATCAACAGACATGATCCTGAAATTCAACGGAAAGCTATACGAGATTGATGTAAAGCTAGCCAGAAGCAATGGTTACTGGTATGGGAACACTAACACTGTCGAAGCTCCAGTCATTCCAGTTCTTGTTATCCCTGACGGGGACATTACCAACTGGAAGGTGAAGTGGATTCGCAATCGTTTTCCGCCTGAACTAGAAGGCTTCTGGGACAAACCTATCCACTCAACACTAAATGGCCACCAAATCAAAGACTGATCTCGGACGTTCCAAGTTCCAATCACGAGCAAAATTCAAACACACTCGACAAGGCAACGGCACACGTTCCCTTCCTAAAGGCACCCGCAAGCTTCGTCGGGGGCAGGGTAAGTGAAAGAACTCAAGACTATTGTCACCTTCACTGCTAAGTCCGATTACGGCGACCTTGAGGACTATCCAAGGTCTGGCTCACATACAACTACCTTTGATGCAACAGATTGCACCATCCATGCCTATGTTGAGCAGTTCCGCTGCTTCCTGAAAGCTGAAGGTTTTGCTGAGAAGACCATCACTGAAGCATTGGGGGAGTACTGAATGAGTCTTCTCATTGACGCTGATTACATTGTCTACAAGTGCTGTGCAGCAACTGAAACAGAAATCGACTTTGGAGACGACATCATCGTTGTCACCAGTCGCTTCAGTGAAGCCTACGAGTATGTCCAGCGGGAACTCTATACAATCGCCAGCGACCTTGGATGTTTTGACGATTCTATTCTTTTCTTTTCTGATTCTACTAACTTCCGTAAATCTATTGATCCAGAGTATAAGGGACATCGAAACCGAAAGAAGCCGTGTGGCTACAAACGTGTCATCAACAAACTCAAAGAGGATTACCAAGTAGTTGTGATGCCAACCCTTGAGGCTGATGATGCTTTAGGCATCTATGCCACCAAGGAAGAGGGTCACATCATCTGCTCACCCGATAAGGATATGAGGCAGATCCCCGGTGACCTATACGACCTATCAACTGGTGTAGTGACCATCACCCCTGAGGAGGGCCGTAGATGGCACCTAATACAGGCTATGGCAGGCGATCAGACCGATGGCTATGCAGGTGTACCTGGCATTGGAATCAAGCGGGCTGAAGCCCTCCTGGAAGCCAATGGCTGCACATGGCAAACAGTAGTCGAAGCATTTGCTGCAAAGGATCTTTCTGAAGACGTTGCTCTTATGAATGCACGACTTGCAAAGATTCTACAAGCAGATGACTATGATTTCACCAATCAAGAACCAAGACTTTGGTCTCCCAGCTCCGATAGTTGAGCTGACCATGGAGCAGCAGTTCAAGCTCAAGCAGATTGAAGATGCTCTCCGTCACCCTGAAACAAAGAAGGAAGACATCATCACAATCTTCCTTGCTCTGCAGAAGCAGTGCTTTGTGCTGGGTAACTCAATGTCCAACCTAGTAAAGAAATGGCCGACTCCAACACCACAGGTCCAAACTACTACCGAAGAGGGAACATCCAAGTCTGGACCTTCATTCGGGACCAAGGGCTGAACTTCCACCTTGGCAACGCCATCAAATATATCTGCAGAGCTGGCTTTAAAGACAGCAAAGTAGAAGATCTAAAGAAAGCAATCCACTACCTACAGAATGAACTCGAAGCAACAACAAGCAAAAGAATTTCGGAAAAGTTTCCAGGTCAAGAACAGTACGAGTCCAGCTTCACGGACTATGCAGCGGACTTTGATCGTTGAAGAGTTCAAAGAGTTCCTTGATGCGGAGAACCAGCTGATCATGGGTCTGACGGTTAACGCCACAGACTGCCTGAAAGAACTAGCAGACCTTGTCTATGTCTGCTACCAATACGCCGAAAACCTTGGCTGGGACCTCGATGCTGCCCTTGATCGAGTCCATGAAAGCAATATGTCCAAGCTTGATGAGAACGGTAAACCGATCTATCGAGAAGACGGAAAAGTATTAAAGGGTCCTAACTATCAACCACCAAACCTTCGTGACCTTGTCTGATATGTCTACTGATTTGATTGCCCGAACTGGCCGTGTTCAATCCTGGATTGATGACCCCACCTCTCGCTTGCCTGTCTCCTGCACCGTGTTCGTTGTGGAAGACGAAATGGAAGGACCCAACGGCATTGAAGCTTCATGGCGTTTCGTCAGCCATGCGCTCCGATATGGTGCGGGCGTGGCTGTCCACCTTAGCAAGCTGCGACCCAAAGGCTCTGAGAATGGAAAAGGATTAGTTGCCTCTGGTCCTGTGTCCTTTGGAAAGATCTACTCCACACTCAACGAAATCCTGAGGCGAGGAGGTGTCTACAAAAATGGGGCTGTGGTCCTACATCTGGATCTTAACCATCCTGATGTGCTTGAGTTTATTACTGCTGACCGTGCTGATCTTCCTTGGGTCAAGCGTTGCGTCAACATTAACCGCCGCTGGTGGAACGACGCTTCTGATGAAGTTGTCGAGGCTCTTCTCCAGGGAATCCGAAAGGGAGACATCTGGCTCAACAAAACAAAGGTAGACAAAAATGGAAATCGTATCCGAGGAAACGTATGCCTGGAAGTCTATTTGCCCTCACGGGGAACCTGTCTACTTCAACATGTTAACCTCGGGGGATGTGAACTCAATGACATTCAGCGTGCGTTTGTCACAGGTATGTCCCAACTGTGCGCCCTACACGGAAAGACAAATGTTGGAGATAGCGGAGAGTACCTCCCTTCGGAGACAGATCGCCAAGTCGGTCTCGGACTTCTGGGTCTCGCAAATTGTCTTGCCAATCACGGAGTGACCTACAAGCAGTTCGGTGAGGCTCTCACTGATCTACGCAACAACAAGATGGCGCAGACACCTGCTCACATCCTTGCTGCTGAGATCAATGCAGGCATCATTGCTGCTGCAGAGGTTGCCCGTCAGAACAACATGGATCGGGCGTTTGCTATTGCTCCTACAGCAAGCTGCAGCTACCGATACAAGGATCTCAACGGGTACACAACCTGTCCTGAGATCGCCCCTCCCATTGCCCGTCAGGTGGACCGTGACAGCGGTACGTTTGGCGTCCAGAGCTTTGACTACGGTCCTGTTGAGATCGCGTCTGAGGTTGGCTGGAAGGACTATAAAGCAGTGGCAGATGGCATCGTATCTCTGCTGGATAAGACTGGGCTTCTTCATGGATACTCGTTCAACAGTTGGTCTGATGTGATCACCTATGACGTGGACTTCATCGAGGAGTGGCTGGACAGCCCCCAAACATCTCTTTACTACTCACTTCAGGTGATGGGAGACGTTCAGGACAAGACCAGTGCTTATGCTGCATTGGATGAGGCTGAAGTTGACGATTACCTGGAGTCTATTCTTAATGATCCTGCTCCACAGTGTAATTGCGGCGAATGAACCCCTACGAAAAACTACAACAAAGAAAGAGGAAGTGGTCACCTGTACAAACCACCGCTGGAAAGCTCAAAGATGGCGCTGAAGAAACGATCTACAGAGCCCTGGCTATGCGTCACATGGAACTCCCCGTTGGTGATTTCATTGAAGCTGCCCTATCTGAAGTTCCAAGCCTATCGGCAGACCTGCTCCGATCTAATATCAAAGACGAAGAAAACCACGATTTGGCTCTCGGTTACATCGCCAATGCTTTGGGCGTTGACGAAACTGCTGAGGCCGAGGCAAAGAGACTCAGAGATGCGTGGACGGCGCATCCTGATCACACAGTCCTTAAAGCACTGGTGGCCGAGCGTGCAATCTTCTTCGTTCTACTCCCATTCTTCCGCTTTAATGGTGACGCTGGTCTTAGGACCGTTTCCGCTGACATCAGTAGAGATGAACAGACCCACGTTGCCTGTAACTCGTTGGTCTGCCGTGAGCTTGGATTAGAGATTTCACCGTCTCTCGACAAGCTCCGTAAAGCAACGATTAACTGGGTTATGTCACCTTTGAAAGTGTCACACCCCGATAAATATCTAAGCAAAAAATTTTGGCTGGATGCAAGCGATCGCCTGATGTATGAAGGAAAAGCCCCAGAGCTTTCTGACACCAAGCGAGCACGTATGCCAGCGTTCTTTGAACATGCAAACCCCAACTTACCTCAATATGCTTGAGACTTCTGGTCTCCAGCTTCAAGGCATCCTCAACGAGCTTGAGGAAATCTTTCCACCAGTAAATCCCCACCCGGATGATTCACTTTCAAAAATAATGTACCTCTCTGGCCAGCGTTCGGTGGTCGAGTGGATTAACAATCGACTATCGGAAGATTAACTATGGCATCATGGCAATCAGCAGTAGACGCTAGAGCAGCTCAAGGTTACTCTATCGGACAACAGTGGTATGATCAACAAGGCCCTGTTTTCAAGCAAAATAACTCTGCAGAGGCTGTTGCTCGTTACGCGGCTAGTAAAGGTTACGGGTTAGGTGACGCTTGGAAGCAATACGCATCCACACCTCAGCAACAACCCCAGACACAGAAACAGCAAATTAAAGAAGCTGACAACCTCAAGCAAGCACTACGCATTGCTGGATCAGACGGTAATGTTGGCAACCAAGAGCTACAAAGGATCACTAAGCAGTTCGACGTTGATGCCAGTAAGGCAGTCCGTCAGCTTGATCAACTCAATGCTGGTCTAAAGGATCGAGGTAAAGATCTTAAGATTGGTCTTGGTAGTAACGCTGTTAACTACATCGTTAAGAACCAACCATCTGGCTGGGCTTTCGATCAGCTGATGGGTAAAAATACGTACGGTGATGGGCGAATCGGCCAATCTATTACCAACTACCGTAATGCTGCTTACACAATGAATCCAGGTGAAGGCATGACATTAGGCAGTTGGGATGAGCGAGCAAAGGCTCAGTCTGCTGCTGGTCTAATCCCACTGCAACGTGGTGGTGCCTATCAGATTAACTCTGCTGGCGGTTATTCACCGAAGGTATCCAACGCTGCCTTCAGTAACCCTGTCCCTAGGCCTAGCTCTGTAACCCCCGCCACAACACCGGGTGACACAGGTGGCACAGGTACTACAGGTACAGAAACTCCTGCAGCAAATCCAATCGACGCCCTCCCTGATGAACCTGGGATGCCCTCCATGCAGTCTGCTAACAACGCAGCCCTGAATGGAAACGCTGGTGGTTTCAGGGCACGCAGGTCTAGCTGGAAGTCTTCTGGCAAAACGTCTAAAGGTACAAACAATCTCAAGATCAACAACAGCGGTGGAGTTGGTCTTAACATCCGAGGATAAGAATGAAAGCTAAGAACAGGTACGATTACCTGACAAAGGATCGTTCCCAGTTTCTAGATGTAGCAGATCAATGCTCTGACCTTACCCTTCCGTTTCTCATCAATCAAGATGACAACAATCAAAGGGGTGGTCGTGGAAGAATCAAGACACCGTGGCAAAGCGTTGGCGCGAAGGGAGTAGTCACTCTGGCATCCAAGTTGATGTTAGCTCTACTGCCCCCTCAGACCAGCTTCTTTAAGCTTCAAGTCAATGATTCTAAACTTGGTACTGACATACCCCCAGAGGCTAGGTCTGAACTAGACCTTAGTTTTGCAAAGCTAGAACGCATGGTGATGGATTCCATCGCTGCTTCTAGTGATCGGGTTGTGATCCACCAAGCCATCAAACATTTGGTGGTAGGTGGTAACGGCTTGATCTATATGGGTAAGGATGGTCTCAAGTTCTATCCACTCAATCGCTACGTTGTAGAACGAGACGGTAACGGCAACGTCATTGAAATCGTAACCAAAGAAAAGATCAGTCGTAAACTTCTACCATTCCTCAAACAAGAGGTTCCCAATCCTGTTGGGGACGATGGCTCTGATAACGATGAGGATGTAGATGTCTACACCTATGTACGCCGAGACAACAACCGTTGGATCTGGCACCAGGAAGTGTTCGATAAGATCATTCCTACATCCATTGGTAAGGCACCACTCGATGCCAACCCTTGGCTTGTCCTTCGCTTCAATATAGTCGAAGGAGAGGCCTACGGGCGTGGTCGAGTCGAAGAGGTACTAGGAGACCTCCGCTCCCTTGAAGCCCTCATGCAGGCGCTTGTAGAGGGGTCTGCGGTAGCCGCTAAGGTTATCTTCACTGTGTCACCAAGTAGTACCACCAAACCTCAGACAATTGCAGCTGCAGGTAATGGTGCGATTGTTCAAGGGAAGCCTGATGACATTCAAGCAATCACAGTTGGTAAGACTGCAGACTTCAAGACTGCATTCGATGTAGCCAGTGTACTTGAGCGTCGTATCAGTGAAGCCTTCCTTGTGCTGAACCCTCGCCAATCGGAACGCACTACAGCTGAAGAGGTACGCCTCACACAAATGGAACTAGAGCAGCAACTCGGTGGATTGTTCTCCTTGTTGACTGTTGAGTTCCTGCTTCCTTATCTCAACAGGAAGCTGGCTGTTATGCAACGCAACCAAGAGATACCAAAGCTTCCAAAAGGGTTGGTTAGCCCAACCATTGTTGCTGGTATCAATGCACTTGGACGTGGTCAAGACAGAGATGCTCTGGCTACGTTCTTCACTACTCTTGCTCAGACATTGGGACCTGAAGTCCTAGGTAAAGAAGTCAACACCAATGAAGCTGTCAAGCGTTATGCAGCAGCCATGGGTATTGATGTGCTGAACCTGATTACCTCTATGGAGGAACAGCAGCAAGCCAAGCAAGAGCAGCTGAACATGCAGAAGGATCTGGAACTCACCAAGCAGACTGCTGCATTGGCAAGTACTCCAATGATGGATCCTTCCAAGAACCCACAAGCTATGGAAATGATCAATGGACAAGGCATCCCCCAGCCGCCCCAGCAAGGTGAAGCTGCCCCCGGTCAGCAACCCCCTGCCGCCTGAAGTCCAAGCTGAGATGTCGGCCAACCCTAATAAGTACGCCAAGCGTATCAAGGTTGGTCGGCCCATCTTGGGCAATGAAAATAAAGTCGAGACCATTGGTCTTGGCAACCTTGAAGTAACCACCACTTATGGCAAACGAACTGACGTATGATCCAACTGACTATGATCAGGGAGAGTTCTCCGAAGAAGAACTAGATTCCCTACGAGTTGGTAATGAACTTGCAGCAGAGGAAGAACAACTCCTTGCTGGTAAGTACCGTGATGCCGAGGAGCTTGAACAAGCTTACATCGAACTACAACGGAAGTTTGGTAGTCGGGGCAATGAACCTGACACTGAGCCTGAGTATGAGACCGATGAAGAGGAAGAGCGTGAACCTATTGATGTTGACACTTCCCTCATTGATGCTGTCCTAGAACAAGCAGCCAATGGTGAGTTCACTGACGACCTTCTGGATGTCGTGGAGAACCTTAGTGCTGCTGATGTTCTTGATCTAATTGTACAGAGAGGTGGTGTTGATCAAGTTCAACCACTGTCTGCTGATACAGTTGCTGACTTCCAACAGATGGTTGGTGGTGAGGAGGCTTACCACAGCATGACTGCCTGGGCTGCTGATAACTTACCTCCTGGTGAAGTTGCAGCGTTTGATGGTGTCATTGAACGAGGTAACCCTGAAGCGATCTACTTCGCCATTCAGGCGTTAGCACTGCGTTACCAAGACGCCCAAGGCTACGACGGTGAGCTACTGACTGGTCGAGCACCTACAAACAATGTAGATGCCTTCCGTTCTCAAGCTGAAGTTGTTAGGGCTATGAATGATCCCCGCTACGAGAATGATCCTGCTTATCGACAGGATGTGTTCGACAAACTTGAACGCTCTAACCTCCAGTACTGATGACTGTAACTACCAACGAATACGATCAACAAAACATCTTCGCAAAGGAGCCCCCAATTTACATGGACCCTAACTACACCGTATCTCACAACGAACGTGCCGAACTCCTTAATGGTCGCCTCGCTATGCTTGGCTTCGTGGCTGCTTGTATCTCTTACGCGGTAAGCGGTCAGATTATCCCTGGCATCTTCTAATTAACTAATGGCTACCCCTCCTGCGAGTGGTGGGTAGCCTTTATGTGTAGACGGAGATAAGAAAGTTCCTTGCTATCTTATCATGATTCCTCTTCTAACAACTCTGTCGGTGATTAGCTCTTGGTATGGTCCTGGCTTTAACGGCAACCTTACCGCTAGCGGATCCCGATTCAATCAAAACGGCCTTACTGCTGCTCATAAGACACTCCCGTTCGGAACCAAGCTTCGTGTTTGTTTCCAACGATGTGCCGTAGTGACGGTCAATGATCGAGGACCCTATGTCTATGGACGTTCTCTTGATCTCAGTAAAGGTGCGGCTGATGCGATCGGTCTCACTGGCTCTGGTGTTGGACGAGTCAAAGTAACTCGACTAACTTAACCAACTATGACTGCTACCCTTGTAGCTCCCGAGTCCCGAGTTAACCCTTGGGACTCTTATTTGAACTGGGTTACTTCAACCCAAAACCGTCTTTATGTAGGTCACTTCGGGGTTCTGATGATCCCTTGTTTGTTGGCCGCTACCACTTGCTTCATCCTTGCATTCATTGCAGCCCCTCCTGTTGACATTGATGGTATCCGTGAACCCGTAGCTGGGAGTTTAATGTATGGAAACAACATCATATCGGGAGCCGTCGTTCCGAGCAGCAATGCCATCGGACTACACTTCTACCCAATTTGGGAAGCTCATTCACTTGATGAATGGCTCTACAACGGGGGTCCGTTTCAACTCACTGTCTTCCACTTCCTCATTGGCATCTATGCTT